AGTTGGATAATGTACCTGCATCTAACAATGCTCGCAGTGCAGCTGTTGCAGTTCTTGTCAAACCGCCGAGCATGTGAACTAAACCAAAACCATAAAATCCAAGACCAGGTAAAAACTTAAAATGAACAAAATATTTTTGTCTCATAAATAGTGGATCGTTTTCTAAATAGTTTCGATAGATAGATAAAATTTTTCCTGTGCCTTGTTCTAGCGTTACAACGTAAGGTATCTTCAGTCCTGTTGGCTCTCCGTCCTTACCTATATTTTCAAAACCTTCTAAATTTAAATCAACGTGCATTTCTAATAATTGATACTGACCAGAGTATTCAGATTTTTTTACCCCCTCTAACTCGTCGTACTTTTCTTGTATGTCGGAGTATGAGGAATATAATTCATCATCTTCATCAATTTCTATATCTCTGTAAAAACCAGAAATCATTTGTCGTCTTAAATCATTAGGTGAAATTTTTATTACGTGAGTAATTCTTTCCGCATCCTCTAATTCTGATGCACCATAGTTTACAACTAAATCTTCACTTGGAATAAATTTTGCACACGGTCTTCCCATGTTGCCGTCGTAATAAATTTTTTTAAATGCACTACCTGCAAGTGGTAGATGAAATAAAAGTTGATCCATCTCTGGATCGTACTCTTTCATTTTATACATCAACTGATAGTTCATAAATTCTTTAACTCGCTCTGCTTGTTGCTCCACGAGATCTGATATTTCTCCTATGATGGAAGTTTTAACAGGGCCGCCTGCAGGCAAGAGTTCTTTGTATGCTCCTGCTTGAAACTGTGTGACGGCCTCTGCTAATAGTGGATGAGAAACTGATGCTGCGCCTCTGAACGGTTCAGAGCGTTCTGTGTATTGGAAACCTAATAAATCTAAACCTTTAACATAACCTTGCTCCCAATCTTTTCTAGATGTGTGATCGACAGAGAACTGTGATCGAAGATCGTTTGAAAGTTTTGCTAAAGTTTCCTCTGGTATTTCTTCTGCTAAATTACTTGCGAATCCGGCTCCGGTGTCCGTGGGCGTTGGACCAAGGCTAACGACCTCTTCGTCACCTTCAATCTCAACTTCCATAGGCTGATTAACTGCCTCTAGTGTTATGTCTTCTTCAATACCTGCGGGAGCTTCGTTTAGTGTTTTGTCAACTTCTGCCATTCAATCTTTATACCTTATGCACCATAAAAAGCAATCTTACGTCTAGGTATTTCATCTACCTGTTCATCGTAATCATGGACAAGAGCACCGAACTGTCGATACCTCATCAGCGCCTGTGTGGTGCTATCTACATAGTCGTCGTTTCTACCATACGGGAAAGCGGCACATTCTTCAATAACATCTTCTGCCCATTTGTAGGCAGGATACCAAACCATGCCTGACTCAAACAAAGGAGCCACAGAGTTCACACGCACCAGCTTATCGTTTCCACGACTCGGTGTAAAATTAATCACAGGTATACCCATGGATTGTAGTTCGTGTGTAAGTGGTAGTCCTGTTGCTTTTGCCTCGATGATAATCTGTTCTGGTTGCCAGTATTGATTTTTTTCTAGCGCTATGCGTTTCAATTCAGGAAAGTCCCATCTGCCTTTGTCGGCTTCGACTAAAATTAAATTTTGTTTTGCTGTTACTTCGTTGTAAAAAACTCCCCATGTTGTGATCGCTGAGAAGTCTGCTGTCGTCTTACTAGAAAAAGCTGTATCGTAACTTTGTATAATGTATTGAAGTTGTGGTAACTTATCTTGTTTCCATTCTTGCCACCACTCTCGTTTAATAATACTTGTCTCTTCTGATGTTGGTTGTTGCTGCCATTGTGCATTCCACTTTGCTGTAGGAAGAGAAGCTCTGACCGCATCGAGTTGATCCTTCTTCCAATACTCTGGCCATTGTGGTTGTCCGTCGTCCGTGATCGCTGGGAAGTCTACAATCTCCCACTTGTCTGCTAGTGGATCTTTCATTTGTGCTTCCATTAATCTTTCTGTTAGATCGTCCTCTGACCATCGTGTCATAACAACAACAATACTTCCGCCTGGTTGTAAACGCTGTCGAGGACCCGAGGTGTACCAGTCCCATGCATTTTCCATAGACGTTTTAGACATAGCGTCTTGCTCTGAATGAGGATCGTCGATAATTAACAAGTCTGCACCACGCCCTGTTATCGAACCACCGACACCTGCTGCAAAATATTCGCCACCATGATTTGTTTCCCAACGACCTGCTGCCTGTGAGTCAGCTCTTAGCTCACTATCTGGGAATATGTTTCGATACTCTTGTTCGTTCATCAGGTTTCTGACTTTTCTACCAAAACGATATGCTAGTTCTGCTGTATGGGTGGTTTGAATAATTTTCAATTTAGGGTTATGCCCCATCATCCAGGCAGGGAACAGGTAACTTGCAAATTCTGATTTTGTATGACGAGGAGGCATGTTCACAATTAATCTTGAAATTTTTCTATCCTTGATAGCTTCTAATTTTTTAGAGATGATTTTATGGTGTCCCCCCTCTATGAAGTCGGGCCATATAGTTTTTACAAAGGAGGCAAAGGATTCTTTTGCATTTTTGGCGGACTCAAGCTGAAACTTCTTTAGTTCTAACCTTTTGAGGAATAATTCTTGTTCCTCTTGGTTCATCGAAGCCACGGATGAAAGTAAATCGGTCATGTTTTGTATGTATATTTATATATATACATACACATATACGTTGTCAATTTTAGGGGGTAATGGTTATCTATAATTTTATATAGAATATTTCATATTCCTTTAGTATCTCTTGCGATTTTGCACGGACGCAAGGACCAAGGACCACCGATCAGGGCTAATGGACCAAGAAAAGATATACATATATAGACGTAAAAAAGAAAATAATATTCCAATAAATATTAAATATTTTTTACTCTTTGTAAGATAGCCGTTGGCAAGTTTTTTTGTATAGCTAATTCAATTATTATTTAGATGTTTCAATAGGTTTTTAGACAATCAGTAGATAGAAAAAAATTTATAAATGTTTATTTATTTTATTTATTTTTTATAGGATTTTTTATATATTCGAATAAGAATTACGAATATTTAAAAATGAGATTAAATATAAAAGATATTGCCAAAATTATAGATATGGAAAGTATTCCATTTTCTAAAAAAAAATATTGGATTGAATTATATTTTAATAATTTCAGAGCATATAAAACATCAGATCAAATAGACGGCTTAATAGAAATATTAAACAGTAAATGTCATTATCTAGAGACTGAAACATTTTATTTATATTATTGCTGTGATAGTGATTTATATACATTTGAAACAAATCAATATTACAATGATGAGAACGAATTAATTTCTCAAGACAGATATCACAATAACTATTTTAGATGCTCTGATTGCGACCACATAACAAGCCAAGATTATCAGAATTATGTTGATAGTGATAATATTTATGTATGTGAAAGTTGCTTTGATAATCACTATAGATTTTGTAATGATTGCGAATATTCACACCATGAAGAGCAAGATTGCAATTGCGACCCAGATAATGAAGAGGAAGGTTGGGACAATCTAAAACCATGGAATTATATGATAGCGTTGTTAAATCTTGGCTATATGGCTTTAAGGTATGGAATAGAAATCGAAGTAGAAACAAGAGATGATAACAGATATGAGATTGTTGAAGAGATCAACGAAGTAATGAATATTGATAATAAAGAATATATTGTATGTAAAAGAGATGGGTCTTTAGACTCTGAAAGGGGTTTTGAAGTAGTCTCAACAGATGCAGATTTTTATTATCATAAAAATATTTTCTGGAATAAATTTTTTAAATTAAATTTACATGGAACTTGCAAAGGCTATCATGGTTCGAATTGTGGCATGCATATCCACATAAACAGAAATAGTTTTTCAGATTTTCAACAAAGAGTTTTAAATGTTTTTTATCATAGTCCAATCAATAAACAGTTTATAATCGATATTGCAGGAAGAGAGGATAAACAATACGCAAAATTTATTGATTATACTTCTTATAATGATGATTTACACCCTAACAGAGATGATACAGACGATCACCGAAACGCATATAGATTTAGAGCATTGAATTTATGTAATGATGATACTATTGAAATTAGAATTTTTAGGAGTAATTTAAAAAAGATTTCATTTTTTAAAAACTTAGAATTTGTAGATAGTGTTAATCAATGGGTCTTGTCAGAATTTAAAAATATAGATGATCATATTAGTAATTCTGATTTATCTGGAATTGATTTTATTATTCAAGAAAAATGCCATTATCATAATTATTTAGATTGGTTAATTAAAAATGTAAACAGAGATCATGCGAATTTATATTTTTATTTAGATAAAAAAGAAATATTTAACCATTTAGAATATTTTGAGGATTTCAAAAATCAATACATCACATTTAAAACAATGGTTGAGAATTTTACAAATTCTGAAAGTGAATTTATACAACAAGAAAGTGATAATAATTAAATGTGTTTGATTGTTTTAGTTAATGACAAAAAATCATTTAATAAAAATGATTTAAAAACAGCATATAAACGCAATCAGAATGGTATGGGTGTTATGTATGTAAACAAAAATAATGAATTTGTTTCAGATAAGTTTTTACCCAAAAATGAAAATGAAGTAATTAATTTTTACAATCTACACGCAAGTAATACAAATAAGATTGCTATTCATTTAAGATTTACTACAGAGGGAAAAACAAATAAAAAAAATTGTCATCCATTTATAAGTTACAAAAAAGATAATTATTTTATAGCATTAATGCATAATGGGGCTAGATTGCCAATACCTTTACATAATAAAAATTTTTCTGATACTTGGCATTTTAACGAATATTTAAAAAATTTATTTCAACACAATCCAAAATTAATTTTTAATAAAGATTTTCAAAGAGAATTAGAAGAGCATATTGGAACAGAAAAGCTCATTTTCCTAGATAGTAAATCAAAACAATTTATTATTATAAATGAATTTGAGGGGAATTATAAGGGTTCAAATTGGTATTCAAACGAATATTGGCAAGATACACCAAAAATTAGTTATTTATCGGATAATGATAGCCAATTAAATTATTATGGGAATAATGACAATTTTAATGGTTGGAATTATTTAGACAATAATTACGATTATGACAAAGAAAAACCAAAAAAACATATTCTAGATAGCCACGTATTAGAAGAATTTTGCTCTGATGACATGATAAAAAATACCTGTGTTGAGGAATTATATAATTTTGCTGATGATTGTTACTATTCCGAGGATATGACACCAATTTATAATTTAATTGATAGATACAAAAAGAAAGTAGAAAAAAAATGATACAACTAGATTTATTTTATGATTATGATTTTTATAATTCATATTCATACAACCATTTAATAATTAAATAATACTGGTAAAGATTCACAAAGTAATAAAATATTATCTCACCAAGTAATAAAAAATGACTGAATCACCTGCAGTCCAGTTCTGACAGCTGGTACGGGAACAGGCACAAGCTCACGCACAGGCACAGGCACAGGCACAGGCACAGGCACAGGCACAAGCTCACGCACAAGAATAAAAACTTTTTTCAAGCACAAGCTCACGCACAGGCACAAGAATAAAAAAATTACTTTAGGGCTTGACATTATCCTATAATATCCTATATTAAATATATGTA